CTAAGTTTGCCGTAAAATTGAGATGTTTATCATAACCAAAATTCCCCCCTCAAAAACGACATCAGGCTTATAAGGTGAGGTATTTTTCCATATTCTTGATGTTGTAGATGAAGGACCTAGATCAGTTAATTCAGCAATAACATCATAACCGGGTGTTATAATATTCGCTTCGCTTGCCCAATATCCAATGGTTAAAGCGTTATATGAGTTAGCGGGATCTTCAATTGAATAAGTAATATTTGCTTCAGGGTAATCAGAAATTAGATTAGGAGGAAGATTACCTGCCGATAATATAAACAATCTTTTTTCTGGATCGTCAGGGCTACCTGACGCAAGTCTGTCAACTGATGCTGACCAACTCGTCGGCATTCCTCTTAAAGTATTTGGGGAGGAAACAGCCATCGTATATATTCGACGTTCGGAAGGCTGTCTGGCTTCTATATTATATATGGCGTCAGTTGTAATAGCACCATAAAGTTGAGGTTCATTTATACCTGTGTCAGGTAAAATTTTAGCTGACTCAATAATCCCACTTATCGGTAATTCATTAGATTGTATTGCGTGTTTAAGATCACCAAACAATGCCAATCCAGCAATACCAGTTCCATGGCCTTTTAAATCGCCATTCGCCCAATGAGGCTCTACTACGATTAAGGCATTTTCATTTACAAATTTATTAAGCAACGGGTGTTGTGAGTTAATACCAGTATCAAGTATACAAATTGGAATTAATGTTTTTAATTCTCTATAGGGTATACCATTAATCCACTGAAAGGCTTCAGCTGGTTTCAAATCAAGAAAATCCACACTCACAGCTTTCGATGGTCGAATTTCTGAAATTAGTTCAGTCAGCTGTTGAACTAACATTAAGTCATGCATAGAAGCACAGACAATTTTCACAATTCTGTCTTTAAAAGTAAGAGTGCCCTGCTTAACTATTATTCCCAACTGACCACATATTTTTTCAAATTTTTCTACAAGTAAATATTCATCTATATCACTCGAGTCTAACCATAATTCAACATCCTGAACTTTATAGATATCTTTTGGAAATTCTTCTTGACTAAACCATAAGGCTCGGAAATTACCATATTCGATATTAGATATGGACTCTATGAATGGCTGATTCTTTGGATTACCTTTTTTGGTATTTTCAGTTGCATATTCTTGCAATATTTTATCAAGTTTAGAAAAACCCTCTACTGGCACAGAAACATTTGCCATTGTCATACCATCAATAGTATTAACAGACATTATTCTCATGCCGTTCGCATCCAAACTTTTTAAAACAATTCGATCTTTAATTTCTGGATTTTCGAGGAATGTTATTACGACCTTTTGAGGCTCATTTCCTTTACCTAACAACATTTCCACTGTTTTTTTTCTTTCATTATATATATTTATAGCAGTCTCTAAACTATGCCTCACTTTTGCAAAGTGGGAATTTCTATTCACCGGGCTTTTACCCTTTTTCGGACCTCCAGTCACTGGTTTATAATCAATAAGCTGCTGTGGTAAGTCGACTTTAATATGAGCTTTCATAATTCAGTCCCTAGCTAATTATTTATATGCCTTTCTCTCTTCTAGAACCTTTTGAAGGTCAGATTGTTCTATATTCTTTAAGTTATTAATAATGGCGAACTTTATCGCATCATCACAACTTTTTGAAACCTCTGAGTAACTTAGCCCCTCAGCACTATTCAACAAACTTTCCCACTCTTTGACGTTTATTTCAAAGGAATGATACTTTGACTTAATTAATTTAATTAAATTCTCTTTCTCAGGCAAAGAATATTCAATCACATCATCAAATCGACGATATAAAGCACTATCAAGGATTTCTTTGTGATTCGTTGCACTAATGATCAAACTATCGGAGTAATGTTCATCCAACAACTGTAAAAATGTATTTAAGACACGGCGAATCTCTCCTACATCATTATGCATGCTTCTTTTAGAGCCAATTGTATCGAACTCATCGAACAAGTAGACACCTCTATTCATATTGATGTATTCAAAAATACTGCGTAATTTAGATGAAGTTTCCCCCATAAATTTCGTGATTAAAGAATCCATTCTTACAGTAAAAAGAGGGAAGTGTAATTCATGTGCAATAACACTTGCTGTTAAGGTTTTACCGGTACCAGGGGGACCATATAAAAGCAAATGTCTTCTTGGGACAAGCCCATACTGTCTAATTTTAGATGCGTTTTTATTTTCTTCTAAAAAACGCAGTATTTTATTTCTAACGTCATTTGAAAGAATGACATCAGAAATCTTATTGGTCGGATGAGAAACCGTGAAAAGATCATTAGATGAATGGTTTATTACCGCAGTGCTTGATGAAAGCACTCGGGGATAGTTGTTTCCTTCATTAGCTTGTAATTTTGCTTTTTCTACAAGCAATCTCAGCTCATCGGCAAATTTTCCATGACCAATTTTAGCTTCATGGGCTGCAATTTGTAGTACTACAGTCAAAAACTTCCGATCATCGCGTGCGATAAAATTTTTTACTAACGATTTTAGTTGGTTAGCACTAGCCATGATTTAGTCCCGGTTCAAAGGCATTTAAAAATTTTGAAAAGCCCCTTACGAGCATATCATTACAGAGTAACTTCAATCCAGAAAGTAGCATCATACCATTACACAAAATTCATCAGCGTGCGCTCCGCCGCCCGCCTGCCCGCTCCACTTAACAGGGTGGTTTTCATGCACATCGTAAATCGCTTCAGGAGCCGCCACACAAGGACTTTTGCGTCAAAAATAACGCATGACTGCCATGCGTTTTCATGCAGCCTAGACATGCACTCAGGCTACAGACATCAAAAACCCGGCACAGGCCGGGCTAAAGTGAGTGGTTCTGTTCAGATCAAAACAGTTTTCTTTTTTCCTGTCATCATGTGAGCCTGATACCGGTGCTGAACCGGCCAGGCTCATCACGTCGTCCCGGAATCTCAGCAGCAATATTTCACTCGTCCATTTCAGCATTAGATTCAGGATAAATTCACGATGCAGTGTATCCGCATCATTTGTACCTTCAATAATGGCCGGTATATGTACTGAGCTATTCCGCTCAAATTGTCTGTACTTCATCCCGAGCAGGCTGCTCAATTCAGCATCGTTGAAATAAAAAAGTCACGCAGAAGCTCATCATTACGCTCTTCCGTGATGCCATGATGACAGGTTACGTAGACGTTTGCCTTAAAACCGGTCGCGTTAGCCCAGTCAGTACCAGCATTTGGGAGATTTCATTTTGTGCCACTCTAACGCCAAGTCTCTAAATGGGTTAAATGTCTCAATCGCTGCGTTTAAAGCCTGCTTTTTCACTTCGCCGGGATCTTCACCTGCTGCGAGAAGTTTCTTTGCGTCTTCTCGTTTTTGTCTGGCATCAGCAAGTGTGACTGTTGGATAACACCAAAGGACAAACGCTTCTCTTTACCAGCAAAACGGTACTTCATACGCTAGTAACGCGAGCCATTAGGCTCATCCTGAAGATACAGGCCACCGCCATCAGATAGCTTGTAGCTCTTCTCTTTTCCTTTAGCGGCTTCAACCTTACGGGCATTCAGCATCATTGGGGGCACATTTCCTAGACCCAACAGGACCTGCCCCTGATTGTGCCCCCAAGTGCATGTTGATTTAAAGAGACAGGGATTGACGTCAGATGACCAGAAATAGCGGAATCAGTATGTTTTTAAAGGAATTTGTTGATGTGAGTTGACTTGGGAAAACTAACAGGTGGTGCCGATAATAGGAGTCGAACCTACGACCTTCGCATTACGAATTATAAGAATCCGATTCTAATTCAAAGCATTACCCCATCAACACTGCGCTCACACGTCCCTCCACATCAAAATATGTAAAGCCTTACAAGCCATTGTGAGGCCTTATGTGTCTCAGTTTTGTCCCACCTTGCATTATGACTTGCATAGCCAATGAAGATCAACGTGACGACAAACGGCGCAGCAGTCTTCTTTTCTTTCACACTATCCCCAACCAGCATACATACCTTCTACCATAACTCTAGTAAATATCTGTTATGAGCGAAAATCGGAAGTTCGTAAGGCATTTTAATATCGTGGAGTATTTAACTACTGGGAGCAAGTCAGGGCTGCCAAAGCAGCCCTGACAATTTTAGACTTTAATACCCAGATTCATTGTAATATCTGCCATAATACGATCAGTTTCGATGAGCACCTTAATAATTCTTTGGTAGTGCCTTATATCCTCAAATGACAGAGTACACCCTTGGCGATCCTTGAGCCATTTCTGAGCAGGCTGATAGCCACCGATACGAAAGTTCCAAGCATTCTCCGGAACGTATACGAAGTACTGGGTTTTATTGATAAAAACCTTGCCTTCTCGGAAAGATGCCTTGCCGATGGTATCCACCTCGTTATTGCCATCGCCCATGAAGCTAAATGATGTATCACCTATGGCTGATGGTTCCATTAGGTGCAAGCGCCGCAACTCGCCGCCCTTGACTGAGACATGCCAAAACTCATCCGGGCTGGCTGGCCAAGGAATGCGCGGGAAGTCAGTTTTAAGAAACTCCGCATAAGCCTTGCGGTAGAGCGGACAATGAAGCACACCGTAAATATAATCAAAGACAACGATTTCATTGGGTATGCCGTAATCAGAATGAGCAGCCAATCTTTGCAAGCGGGCGAAGAGCTTGGGTTCGAAATTAACTTGGGGCTTTGTCAGATCGTCTTTCGGATAGAGGTAAAGGGGAAAGTTCATCGCATTTGAGCCACTAGTAGCTGAGAAATGAATGGCTTCCGTTGGTAGATCAGTTATAAATACATGAGCAAAATCAGCATCTCTATGTGCTTTAGTGGTCAGTAACCCAATATTCTTTCCACGAATGTAATGTTCCATGATATGTGCCACTGGCCAACCAATAAGTCCTCTTGCTTTCCCCGAATAAAAGATAAAACGACGATCGAAGAGCCTATAACCAATTTTCTGAACTGGAATTTTTCCCACCCTGCTTTCGATGTCCTGTTTAGCCCATTCATATCGCCAGTCTCTGACATCATTTGGAAGTTTATATTTATTCCTGACTTCAGACTCACTGAGCGTCAGGAAATCTTCAACGACTTGCTTAACATCATTAGGAGTAAAGTGAATATTCAATTTATCCCGTTTTGTGACAATCCCATTTCCATGTACCGGCATAAAAATATTAATAGGAAATCCGGACTGATAACTTTCAAAATCAGTCCAGTCCTGTGTAACAAAGGGATATTGAGGCGGTCTTATTTCAATTTTTTTGAAAAGCTCGTTTGTCAAGTTAAGATTTCTCAGAGCCTCGTATTTTTCCGCCCTACTGCCCCACAAATCACCTCGCATTACCTCAGCCAGACCATTACCACTATGCTTTTTCTTAACGCCGATTATGATGGACACCCCCTGCATTATGTCGAAGACATTAACATCCATGGAACCGTTCGGCGTTTTCTCCTTCTTTTTGGAACTGCCATGTAAATCCAGAATCCAAATCTTGTCAAAAGTATGAAGCAAGTGCCAACGCATGCCCCGGAAGGTGGGATTATCCAGATAGCCGTGGTTGGTAATGAATCCCAAGACACCCTCACCGTTCTTTTCAACCCAGTGCGAGGAGATACGCAGGAACTTCACATATAGATCATTCAGCCATTTGGGATTGCGTTCCCTAAGCCTCTCCTTACCGCCGGGTTCTTTTTTATAGTCGTCCATAAGTCTACCAATCCACCCTTCTGAAACGCCGCCTTCGCCCAAATAAGGTGGATTGCCAATCACGCACATAATAGGCATATCACGCTTGATGGTATTGGCGAGTTTCACTTCGGTGGCAAGCCAGCTAGCGAATGGCAAGCTATAGTTAGGTGGGTCACCTTCTTCCAGTGAGTTAGTTAGGTATATTGATTGGCGCGGTGGATTGCTGCTTGGCCTGTAACCCAATTCGGTGAGTATCATGTCCAGTTTCATGTGGCACATTGCATAGGAGGCCATCATAATTTCGAATCCGTGGATGCGTGGAATCAGCTCCTTTTCGACATAGCCACTCCACATGCCAGGCGCTACATCGTTAACCTTTTGGGCGATCTGCTTGATTACCTCCGCCAGGAAAGTGCCAGTGCCGGTAGCTGGATCGAGAATCTGAACCCGGTGAACGTCTTTTTCGGTGATAAAGTTTTTTCCATCGGCCGTAGGTCTACCAGACTTGGTCAATTTACGCTGGCCAGTGTCCCATGGGATTTTTATCTTCGATGTATCGCCTAGCCCATCTTTAAGACCAAACTCGGTTTGCAAGACTTCATCTACGGCTCGCACAATGAAATTTACTATTGGTTCCGGAGTGTACCAAACACCTCGAGATTTGCGTTTGTCTGGGTCATAAGCGGCCAAGAAGGTTTCATAGAAGTGTAGGAAAGGATCTTGTCGGCCAGTGAGCTTGCCGAAACCGGCCATGATGGCCGCAACATCTGTTGCCCGAAAAATATCGGCAAGATCGTCGATGATCCAAACAATACGTTCGTCTAACCCGCTTCCAGCTATATAACTGAATAGATTTTTTAGGAACGGGTTGGTTTTGGGTAGCTTGTCCAACGCTTCATGACGACTGAACGTATCCAACGTATTGTCATGTAGTCGAGCTGCGAACATACCGTAGCAGATGGTCTCTGCATAAATATCCGCGAAACTTTCCGGGTCAATACCGTGTATAAGGTTGTCTCTGAAGGTCTTGTACTGTAAAACTAGCTCAGTATCATTTCCAGATCGCAGATCAGCATCCAAAGCGTTAAAGAACACAGGTTTGATAAGCTTGGCCTTACCCGCCATGCGCACGGCTAACTCTTGAGGGCTAGTAATGCTGATAGGTGTCTGGCTAATAAAATCATCCAGTAATGATTTCAACTTGTCGAACTGGCCTGCATCTGACTTGATACCTAGCCCCATGGAACCAATAGTAACCGATTCCAGTAGTTGCCCATCACGGTAGAAATCCCAATCGAGGCCATTGCTGTAGATGAGATTAGGTAGGGCATCAAGATAACGCTGCTGCTGCTTTTTGTTCGGCCCTGTGAGATTTCGGATATCCACGCCAACATCCTTTGCCTCCAAATGACCAACGACAATATTTCCACGCTGGATAATGAAATCGGGGGCACCACATTCAATGCGCTTAGGTTCGTTTAAAACCGTTATGTCATTATTAAAGCTTTCGATGAGGTCAATAAAAGCAGGTCTGTACGAATGTTCAGTTGCACATCCTGTCTTGTGAAGCACCTCAATCTTTCCAATAAATCTGGAAATTTCATCCATATTATTTGTTCCTTAGCCAAGAAAAGCAGATGAACACTTTTTCAACTGTATAAAGAAGGCATAATTTCATCATAATTAATCATTTCTTCAAAGGATAACTTATGAGACAACCATGGAAAGGATGACTTGTTTGATTTAAGGAAAGAATAAATTATGGTCATCGCTGGACTGATTTTATCAAGGATCGATTAATTTTTCGTCCGTAATGCTTTTAAACTGCCCCCGCAATATAAACATATTTAACTGTTCGTAACATCCGCATCTGGCACATAGCAGACTTAGAGATAGTGGCGTAAAGTCATGGAGGGTCGGTGGGAGGAGGCGTTAATCCTTTCATGCAAAAAACATGTAAAATCAATAACGGCTGGAAATAATTCAATACTAGCACTATCGGAAGTTCACCAGCCAACCGCAACTGACTTTTGTATACGACATGTCTGCAGCTTCAATACCCGATAGTGCCATCTACAATGATCGAGCAGCGCTTGGATAAAAAAACAACAATAACAATATGCTAACAATCTCGACAAAACACCGACGGAATGGAGAAGAGACAAAAGAGAATATCCAATGAAGCCGTAGCACGTCAGCATTCAAAAACGGGATTTCTCGTTTTTACTTCACCAGCAACAAATACACTGTATCATGACTTCATAAAAATGATTGTTCTGACTCAGATGAATTTCTTACTCTTGTGGAATGTCACTTATAGGTAAACAATGAAATCCGAAACGCTAACCATCCAGCAACTTTTCCAAAATCAACGATAATATCGTGTTCCATTCTATCAACGTGCCTACGTATGGACGCAACAAAACCAATGGTCAGCTTTGCTGGAGGATATCTTCGAAAAAGCACATAGCCGACTTTTGGGAACAAAACCAACTCCCCATTTCCTTGGCGCGGTGGTGCTGGAACCTCAACTCAAAAACAGCTTGTTAGGTGTAGATACCATACATATTATTGACGGCCAGCAACGTTTAACCACTCTTCAATATATTCTGGCATCCATTCGATTATCATTGCGTGCTACAGGCCTTTCTGATTTGGAAGGGTTAGTATTGACTTGCTTGAAAAATACAAACGAAGCAACTATGCGAAATAAAAAGGTAGAATGCTTCAAACTGTGGCCAACTTTTCGAGACCAAACTCATTTTATTCAAAGTTTTAATGTTGAAAACATTGACGATCTCCGTAATGTATTTTCTGATAGCTTCACGCAACATGGTACGTTACGTAAACATTTCAACCACCCGCCGTCACTAGAGGCATTATGTTTTTTTACTGAAGCCTTTATAAAATGGATTAAAATAGAAAAGTACTCACCACATGAAAATGCTGTAGCACTAATTGAGGCTGTCTTGACGGATCTGAAACTGGTAAGCATATTTCTCGAAGCTGAAGATGATGCCCAAATAATTTTTGAAACATTAAATGGCCGAGGGGCGGAACTTCATGCCACGGATCTTATTCGCAACTACATCTTTATGTGCGCTGAGCATGAAAATATTAATGCTATTGAATTATATGAAAATGAGTGGAAGAGCTTTGAAGATACATACTGGTCGGAAAGGCAACGCCGTGGACGTATTAATAAACCACGCATGGAGTGGCTAGTGCATGCGACATTGCAATCAGAAAGGCAACGTGAAATTGATCTGTCTCGTCTTTACAATGAGTATCGTGATTATGTAAGTAAGGACTTGCCTTCACAACGAGCTGATCTGCAAGTAAAGCGCCTCAAACAATATGCATCACAATATAAAGATTTGGTTGGTGGTTTTGGCACAACCCCCATCTCACACTTTGGACATCGCATCGCAGCCTATGATGTGACGACACTTTATCCGCTTGCTTTGTTCATTTCGATAGCTAACATCGCCGATGATGAGAAAGCAGACATGTATAATGATCTTGTCTCCTACGTAGTACGAAGAGCCGTATGTGGCCTGACGCCAAAGAATTACAACAATGTATTTATGAATGTATTGCGGCACTTGTCTAAAACGGAAATTTCCAGTGTTGAGTTACGTAATATCCTCAATAGCTTAAATGGCGAAGCCTCACGTTGGCCTGGTGACTCAGAATTTCTCAATGCTTGCATCAATGCTCCACTTTATCCTGGCAGGCTCGACGCACCGAAAATGCGCTCAATGTTAACGGAACTTGAAAGAGAACTTTGTCACCAAGTGAAGACAGAGAAGCCTGATGTTCCAAATCTTTCCAATCTCGATATCGATCATCTTATGCCTCAAAGTTGGTATTCCTGTTGGCCTCTCGAAAATGGTCATATGGTGACAAATTCAGATGCAACGGTATTGAACCAAATTGTTCTGTCTGGAACAGATCTTACCCCTGAGCAGCTACTGGTAAGGAAACGGCAACAAGCGATAGCTACGTTGGGAAATCTAACTTTGCTTAACCTTAGCGTAAACCGTTCTGTTCAGAATGCTGTATTTCTGAAAAAACGTGATGCTCTCATCGTCCACACCAATCTACGACTGAACATACCACTTATACTTAAGGATAAATGGGATGAGGGTGAAATCCTGGAGCGGGGTAAAAAGTTGGGGGAAATTGCATTGAAAGTATGGCCAAAACACGATTAATGCAATTAATAAAATGATTATAGCGGCCTTACATTAGTAAGGCCACAACTCACTATTAAATCCTTTAATTTGCATCAAGAACAGCAGTGTCAGCCCTAGGCTCTCGGACTTTGTACCGCTTATCTTGTCTTCAAAAATCAGCTCGCATCCTGCACAGTTCAACGCATTACGTTGTAGATCGGTGTTCTGGTCATTTGTTGATACGCGAACATAGCCAATAAGCATGATAGCTCCTCCTGACAAAAACAGGAACGATGCCATTTGCGCGCTATTTCTGCATTTTCATAAACGTTGGTTTGGGAGAAGCGGCAAAACGGGATGTGGGGACAGGGGAAAATCAGATACCGGACATGGCCTCGTTTGCCAGTGGTGATGGATGGATGAAATTACCCAACGGGAAAATCCTGCAATATGGTCGTGGTGCGGTTACGCCGACATTATCGACGCAAACAATGAGAATTACATTCAGCATCCCTTTTCCTAAAAAAGTGGACTGCGCCATGCTTACTCATTCTGGTGATGGTGGTGCGCCTTTAGGTGCTGGGCGGGGATTCGTGATGACCACAGAAGGCCCAACATTAACCGGTTTTAATTCTGCTTACAGAACGTCATCAACCAGCGACACGGTATCGATGAATTACAGTTGGTGGGCTGTTGGTGAGTAATTTTATTCAGGGTGATTTATATGAACGAATATGTTTATAGCGCAAGGCATAATGCTTTTTTCCCTGTGGATATGATTGATAAATATAAATCAGAGGGATGGGATTTATCAGACGCTAAGGAAGTAAATCAAAATATTATCAGTGAGTTTATGGCTGAACCGACACAAGGAAAAATCCGTATTGCCGGAGATGATGGGCTGCCTGCGTGGGCAGATATTCCTCCACCCACGCATGAAGAGCTTATTGAAATTACTGAATCAGAAAGACAGCTACTAATTAACCAGGCCAACGAATACATGAACAGTAAGCAATGGCCCGGCAAAGCTGCTATTGGTCGTCTGAAAGGTGATGAACTGGCGCAATATAATTTGTGGCTGGATTATCTGGACGCACTGGAGCTGATCGATACTTCCGGTGCGCCAGATATTGAATGGCCTACGCCTCCGGCAGTTCAGGCCAGATGACATCCGGCGCGGTGCTGGTATCTGTTGCCGTCACTGCGTCAATGTAATCCAGCACAGCGTTAAGTCGGGTGGTTTCTGCCTGCGTCAGCTTCCGTCCGGCCTGTAGTTTCAGTTGAATCAGACTAATGGAAGCCATTGCTGCATCAATCAGTGACTGGCGCAGTGCTTCTGCCGCGTCTACTGCGGCATTATGCTGTGCCTCAGTATCTGTCACCCATTTCTCACCATCCCATTCATCGTATGGCGTTAACGGGGCGATAGTGGTCGTATTTTCAGGATAATCACCCGGAGCTGTGATTTCTTTGGCGTCTCCCGTTTCAATGTTATAGACGATTTCACCGCGATGGTCTGGCACATATTCCCATGAGTTTAAATCTATCGAACGGCAGATAGCATAACCCGCCTTATGTGTGCCAGGGGCATCTAAACAGGAATATGCAGGGATACCGACGCCAACAGCAAGATATTCATTTGAAGTGGAAATATATTCTCGAGTTTCACCATCATAGTTATAGACGGTAATATTCCCTGCTTTGGTGGCGATAATCTCGCTATTTAATATGGCGTTATCCATTATGCAGCCCTCACAATATAGTTAAATGCAATATTCCTTGGTCGAACCCTAAAACCAGCCCCTGCGCCTGCTCCAGTTGGTGGCAATTCGATAGAGGGGTATGCTGTTGCAGGGGAATATAAACCTTCACGGGAATCATAATCAGTCGTCATATAGTTAGACGTATTATCAGAAACAGTTTCTGTCGGTCTGGTAACCAGACGATAAGAGCCAGTGGTTGGTGACCTGACCAGGCCAAAACTTTCAACCAGAGTGGCTTTTTGAAAGCTTAATAATCCCCGACCACTGTCAGCTCCACGCCCGTCATCCCAGCCACGAATAAACTCACCACGTAAATCAGGCAATTTATTTGTCGGATAAGCCTTTGCCAGTTCCGGGTATTCTTCAGCAGAAAAAGCTGCACCGTTGCATTTCAGCCAGCCTGTCGGCGGAGTGGCTGAAGGCCATGGAACAGGTACACCAACAGGTAATGCCGAACCTTCTCCCAAACCAAGGTTTTCGAGAGCCGTTTTCACCGTGCCATCCGATTTGATATCACCAAACGGATTCTTGCGGCTTAACAGCAGAGCACGAAGCGCGGTAAGCAACTGGTCGTTTCGCCCCTTCTCCAGGCTGGCACCGGATGCCTCCACCACGCTGCAGAGTTCTTCCTGCAACATATCAAAGTAGTCATCATCCAGATCGGTGGCAGGTGTGCCAGTCTGGGGGTTACCACGGGTAAAACCGTTCTTACCCGCGCCGAACTTATCCTTCTGCGCGGTTTTCGTGTCTATACGATGCATGGATTACTCCGGATATTTAAAAATTACGTAGGTATGCGACGGGCAGAGTTTGTTAAGCACACATTCGACAACGGTGTCGCCCCAGATACGCAGCGCGGAATCACAGGGATCGCCACATGTCATCCAGGTGGTGTTTGTGGCGGCTGGCATGTTGACCTGCCAGTAATACCGCCATTCCGGCGCATTCACCGCGTCAGTACAGGCCGATGAGCAGGTGAACGTGCTTTTGTCGTATCGCGTGATGGTGGCATCTGGCCTGCCCAGGGCAGCAAGCTGTGCAAGATAAAAATCCTCGTTGATGCCGCCCGCCAGGTTAACCTTCGCATCCAGCCGTTGCTGACGCTGGCGAAGAGTCTGCGTTCCCGCCGGAATACATTCATCCGGCAGACCGCACAGACGCTCCCAGCGGTTTATCAGTTCAGTGGTGGTGCGCGGATCCAGCTCCCGCATCAGGGCATCCGCACGCTGATGAACGCGGGTTAATGACGGTGCCGCACCGGCAATCGCCGGATCGCTGGCTGACCACGCCGGACCGGGTGGCAACAGTGCCGACAACAGACGGATGTAATCATCGTTTGTCACGTCCATGAAATCGTCCCCAGAACCGCCAGTTCATTTTTCGCAATGGAGATATTGTCTGCCGGTGCAAGCAACTGATGGCTATATTCCCCGTTCGCACCGGAAATCGCCTCACTGATACGCGATACCTTCAGTTCTCCCTGCGGATAACCATCACGCAGAAGAAACGAACGCAACTCCGCGGTGATGGCGGCTCGTATTTCTGGTGTGTCCGGCGTCACGCGGATATGAAAATCCACCGTATGTGCCACCGGCCTGAATACATACAAATCAGAGCCTGCCACCGGGGCCAGTGGCACGATATGTTGTCTTGCTGCCGTTTCCGTTGATTCTTCCGGAATGGGATTAATCAGGTCACTGCTGGCAATCATCACACCGACAGTCCCCGTTCCCATCCAGTGACGGTATGTCCATGCGCGGGTAATGCCGGGCACTTCTTTAGCCCAGACGACATAGTCCCTGTCAGCCCCGCCCTGCGGCGTCCAGTAATACCGCTCAATGACGCGGGCTCGCCACGTTTCCAGCTCTTCAGTATCAAATCCACCTGTCAGGGTATCTGCCACGCCGGAAGACGGCAGACCATTAACCGGCGTGACCAGGATTAATGACGTACCGTCGTCAGCGTTACCGACCGCGCCTGCACTTGAGCAGGCGATCGGCACGCGCAGGACACCACCGGAGCTGGTTGCATCGGCAGTTGCCGTGTACTGAACCAGGTCATCGCGCTGAATAACACTCCCGGCGGTCACCTTCAGGCCATCGCTGACACCTTCCCAGCGCATATACCCGCTGGCAGCTGTGACCCCCTTGCGCGGACACCGTTTCATCGCAGCATGTCGCGCCAGCCAGGACTCATCGCACAGGTCAGGCAGCATGTTCATTGCCAGATAATCGATGTACCCGTAAACCGTATGCAGCGCCGCCGCATACACCTTTGCCCGCACGTCTTCATCCATGCGCCGGAGCGTGTCGCTGACGTCCAGCCTGGCGAATAAATCGTTACGGAGCATACTGATATTTTCTGCCAGCGTCGGGCGCTGAAATTCACTGTCCGCCATGCGTTATCGCACTCCACAGATCATCAAAAGAAATCATTACCGGTCCGTCACGACGCCAGAGGGTAATACTGTTACCCAGTTCATTAATCCCGGTGCGGCGGATATCCAGATCAATACGGGACACCACACCGTCATCAATCATCCATTGCAGGCATTCGCGGATATACCCCCTTACCGTCTGCACCAGCTGATTGGTCAATTTGCTGCGCTGAAGCAGCCACAGTCGGGAGCCGTAACGGTCATTCTGTACCGCAGGCCAGGTATCCCCCCACCATCCCATCGGGACGTCGGCGTTGTCATCAGGCTCCGCCCGCCGCCAGGTAAACAGGGAAATCACCACGGCGCGGGTCAGCGGATCCAGCGGTGCGCTGGCGCAGGTGCGTTTACCGTTCACCGTCAGCCACAGTTCCATCATGCCTCCATCGCTTTATCAGGTTTGTCGGTGTTACTGCCCTGACCGTTCTCTCTGTGACGATGCCCGTTATAGGCAAGCCGCATCGCTGACATGGTGGTGCCGCCGGAGTCGCACAGGTCTTTCACCTGTCCGGTCACTTCAAGGTCCATTTCAAAACGTGCTTTAGGTGAATTGCAAAACATGATCGTTTTACCTGCACCGTCCACCACGATCCCCTCCCGGGTCAGCGTCACGGACTGCCCCTGATCGTCATAGACAGCCACCTCACCCGTCTGCAGCCCTTTCAGGCGGTAGCGCCGGTCCGACACCGTAACAACCACCGCATGAGAACGGTCGCCATCCGGAAACAACACCACCGCTTCCGCACCGCTGTTTGCCCTTGCGGTAAAACCGTAGGGTTCAAGATGTTCAACCCCGGCTTTGGGTTCACCGGCAATCAGGGACACATCCACGGTCTGACATTTCGTGGCGGCACTGATGCTTTTCACCACGGCCCGCCCAATCAGGCCGAGGAGTTGTCGCTGCATGGCTTCAATCGTACTCATCAGAACGGGTCCTCCTGTACTCTGGCTTTTTTCTTTTTCTGCGCGCCGGGGGCTTCGGGTTCAGGCAGATAAGCATCAGGTGGGCCGACACGGATTTCCGTCAGGGTGCCGTTCTGGTCCTGAGTAAACGTGACTTCCGAGACAAGCAGTTCGGTATTGTCGAAACCACAGACCGGATCGAAGACAATCACCCGCTGGTTGGGCTGCCACAGCGTACCGTTACCCTGTCGCCAGCCCTGCACCACATAGGTGGTTTCATCCGTCCGCGCCGCCCGTTGTCGGGCTTCAAAGTCAGCACGCGCAATACAGCCTGCCCCCGTAGCCTGCCCTGTCTGCCTGATATACATCGGACGGTAACGGGCAATAAATGCATCCTCTGTGCGGGCCCGCAGCGCGGTGGTGGTGGCCTCACCGAAATCATCGTCGTTTCCGGCACGCTGCCCCGCCACCTGGTAAACTGAAAACCGCTCCCGGATACTCTTCTCCGTATCACAGGAAAGGATGTTTTCCCCAAGTACCAGCGCGGTATGTGCCTGCGTTGAGCCAATACCACCAATCACCAGCCTGCCGTGCGGGTCGTCATAAGCCAGCGCCTGCTGCTGACCGAGTATTTTGTTGATCACCTCGATCACCGTTTCACCGTGATCAGGCTGGACATCCGGAATAACACCCGACGGCGCATCGCTGTTCACCACCTCAATGCCGAAAGGCGCAGCAAGCGCCTGCGCAATCTGTACCAGCGATCGTCCGTTAAACTGTGTCGGTTCGGCTGCACAGTCAATCAGGTCAGCAGTCAGACTACGTCCGGCAATACCGGTGCTGACCGAACGGGCATCGTAACGAACGGGGGTCGCCTCCACCCAGCCGGTGATCACCAGCTCATCACCAATCAGCACTTCCACTTTTGAACCATTTTTAATGCGCGGCTGAAGCGTGGTGATACCCTCATCACCCGGCCACTGGCGGGTGATCTCCACGCTGAAATCCCGCGCCAGCCGTTCAATACCGGCACCGATGCGCACCGATGTCCAGCCATTCCACTCCCGGCCATTTACCCGTAGCGTGACATTGTCGTTCATTGCACTGGCACCTTCAGAGGGATCACCGGCACAAAGCCGGGATGCGTAATGGCATTACGCCGGATAATGTCCGCGTCACGCGCCGCGTTATCAAACCAGGTCGCCGCCAGCACCAGCGCGGGTAAAACCTCATCCGGTGTGCGCTGAATGATCCGTGCAGACTGTTCAAGGCGCGTGTTGATATCCGCATTCAGATCTGCTTTCACCCGGCGCAGCGCCAGAAACAGCGCATCGCTGGTTGTACGGGACAACTCCTTATCAATTGCCGTATTCAGTGTGTCGCGAATGTCAGTCAGTTCTTCCCACGTCGGCAGGTCAACCGTGTTTTTCACCGCCGGTGCATTGTTCAGTGCCGGATGCGTGACGGAAGGCCAGCCAGTGCTCTGCGCGGGTGTTGTTGCCTGCCCCACTGCGGAATTCTGCATCACCGCGGAAGTTGTTGGCGCAGGCAATCGGGTGACGGCATACGCCGCTTCGCTGATTGCGGTCGTACGAAGGGTGCTGGCAACCACGTTACGCTGCTGCGTCGCCGTGGCGGTGGTTTTACTGTCCGTTTTCCAGACGCCGCGCGGTTGCAGATCGCTGCCGAGGCTGACACCGGAAAGCGTTTTGATCATGGTGACCAGGTCGCTGGCGTTACCATAAAGGCGTTTCCCGGTACGCCACATTTTCTGCACCTGCTCAACGAAATTTTTGCCTGACGATGGCGGCGGCAGAAGTACCGAGATATCCCCCTGCAACAGCCTGGCAGCATCCGATACGGCAGAATCCACCACTTTCATCGCATCAGAAACATACCCAAGCATTGTGCTGACATTACCAACGACGTCGTTCTGCACGAAATCCGCCACGCCATCGATACTGAAACCTCTGAAGCTGTCACTGATGCAGTCATCCAGTGCAGAACAGGATGACATCAGCGTCTGCGCCGTCGCCGCACCTGAAGTGGGGTAAGAGAGTTCTCCCGCTTCGACAAACTTCAGGTCAAAGCGGACAATACGCCCTTCACTCTTCGATGTGCTGACCCGAACTTCTCCGTCAACACAGACTTTCAGCTCACCGTATGTCGGATGGACAAGCGTGCCGGGACCGGGTTTATTCAGCGCGTCAATCAGGCGATCGCGCTGGTCAAAGCAGTCATCTCCCACCACATAAGCCGTGATGGACGGGCGAAAAGTGATTTTCCCCAGGTCTTCGGTATAGGGTTTGTCGCGGTTCGGGTATTCATGTGTTTCCACACGGCGACCGGTTCCCGCACTTTCTTCTTCAACCTTAAACGGCACGCCGCGAAATGACGCGTCCTGAAGTCTGTCACGCCAGCCTGAAGACGACGAAAGTAATGAAGGTCGGGTGGGAAATGAGGATAAATCCATAGACTGACCTCAAAAAGGACTGCGTTATCGTGGAAAACGAAAAGGGGAATACCCCACATCGTGCGTGATTTTCATCAGGGGATCGGCTTTGCCCGGTACATCAATTATCTTCATACCTGGCGGAGCATTCTCGAACGTGACTTTCAGCTCGCTGTGCTGTGTCATGGAAGAAGATGGATTCAACAGCGGAACATTGGGTTTGTACTGACTCAGGCTGGCCTGATACTGCTCGTACTCTTTACGATCAAAAAAAGGCGTCCAGTCTGAAGCCAGAAACAGCCCTTTATTATCCAGCCAGTTAACCGTATCTTCAGGAACAACACTTTCCAGAGTATCTTTAACCGGCTCATACATCAGGGTTCCCAGAAAACCATATACCCCGGCCTTCCCGATAAAGCCGCGGCCTTTCCCCATCAATCCCGTTTCTGCCGATACCTTCCCCAGCGTACGCATCTCTCTGGTCACTGCGGTAATGGATTTGGTAACGTCAGCAACCCATTTGGTTGCCATAAACAGGGCAATCGCTTTCAGAACAGTTTCCCATCCCCCCATCGCCTGCGCCGTTTCATCCACCACGTGCCAGACTTTTTTTATGACAGGACCTACGGTTTCCCAGTTATCAATAATGAGGTAAGCGCCACCAACCAGAAGAGCAATCAGCCCCTTAGCAGGCGTCATATTCATCACACCGCCGAGAACTTTCATAATTCTGGACAAAGAGCCTGCAGCGGCTCCCACCGTCAGTAAGGCCAGACCGATTTTAGCAATGGTCTTAACGAGCTCCGGGTTTTCACGGACAAACGTTCTCACTTCCTCAAGGAGCGGTTTTACCGCTTCAAGACCATCATTAACCTCAGGAAGAAACGTTTCCCCCAGCGTGGAAGAAATGGCATCAAGTTGATTTTGCAGAAGTAAAAGCTGGTTTTCCGTCGTCGCTGCCCTCGAAGCATATTCCTTCTGCATCGAACTGCCATACTGCTGGGAATCCGCAACCCGCCTGAAGTTGGTACGCAACAAATCAAGGTTAGTCAGCAGAGGTGCTATCGCGCCCAGAGACTCTTTCCCGAACAGGGCATTCAGCACAGCTGCCTGTTTTTCTTTGGGCACTTTAGCCATCGCATCCAGTACAGACAGCATGGTTCCCCGGGCATCTTTCTGCATATCAGCAGCTAATTTCTTCGGATTGATCCGCAGAAAACGTAATGCCTGTTTCTGCGATTTTGTCGCGGAATTTCCCGCGGTCAGGGAAAGCATGAAGTTCTTGATCCCTGTGGCGGCAATTTCTGACTCCACGCCCATCCCGGCAATGGTTGCCCCCATTGCCGCGATTTCGCCGGAAGCCACACCTGCAACACCACCTAAAGGACCAATACGCGTAACAATATCGGAGATTTTCTTCGCATTCGCCGGGCCGGTATTACCAAGGTAGTTGATTTTGTCAGCCAGCCCGGCCACTTCATCCTGCGTCATATTAAACGCAGTACGCCACTGGGCCATCATCTGCCCGGACTCTTCAGCCGTGGTATCAAAGGCCACGCCCATCTTCACCGCATCAGTGGCAAACTGCATCAGTTCATCACGTGCAATCCCGGCCTGACCGCCAGCCGCCACAATTTCCGCGATCCCGTCTGCAGACATGGGAAGCTCAGTAGACAAAGCGCGTACCTGCTCCGTCATGGCCTTAAACGCATCCGGCGTATCCAGACCGTCTACCACTTTGCGGACATCAGCCATCTTCGATTCAAGGGTGATGGCTGATTTTACAGGGAGTGCCAGTGCCCCCATTATTGCAGTACCCGCCCCGGCAGCGCCCAGAGCAAGGCTGGAGACTTCTTTCTGAAACCCCTTAAGCTGACGCTGCATACCTTTAAGCGGGCCGGACAGCCTGTCAACGGCGGTGATGATGGCTTTCAGCTGAAAATTATCAGCCATGCTTCATCTCCTCATTTATACGGACGGCCTCTGCCTCCAGATCAGCAAAGTGGGAAATAGCCGTCCGGCGAAGTTCAAGGGGGTTTAATTTCCAGAACCACGCGACATTGTAGAATCGCTTCCGGAGGTCTCTTCCGTCTCCAAGCCGGTAAAAAAACGCATTACAATCATGCCTGCCTTGAAAATATCCAGCTTCGTCATCTGCGCTGCAGACGAGCGCGGGATCCCGGCCAGAAGCGGGATATATTTCAGCGCTACCTGACTGTCCATTTTCATACCACCATCAGGTGAAACAGAGAAAGGGAACCCCAGCGCCTCAATCTCGTCATACGTAGGCTCACGTATTTCCAGCACATGCAGTGTTTCTTTGTGGGCGATGATCGGTTTTTTAAGTACAAGCTCAATCACTGGTAATCCCCTTCTTCACCGTGGAACTCAAGATCAACCGTGCCTTCTTCGGCATTATGGTTCGCTTCGCCGTGCAGCCAGGCAGACGACAGTACATAGACCTGACCGTTCGCCAGCTCGGCAGTGATGGTCATCTCATCAGACGAGGTGATTTTGCTCACCGGAAAATTCTTCGGCACCTTGAAGGTCCCTTTGACATAGGGCGCACGGTGAGTTTCCTTGCGGTCCACTGAACCGTCCAGGCCGATGATGTCATCATTGACCGTCCTGTTCATGGGCACCTCAATGCCGCCGGTCAGCGATAGCTGCTGACCGTCAATTTTGAAATAACAGGTTCCCCCGATACGGGCCATTATGCAGACTCCTCTGAATACTGAAGACGGAACTGGTTAACCACGGCAAAGACACGCAACTGGTTAACATAGTCAGGCGGGAACAGCGTGTTCAGGCGGTTCGGATCGCTGGCATCACGCTCCACAACCAGGTACTGCTTAAACAGTTCGTAGTTTTCCACGATCCCCGCACGCTCAAGCTGACGGTAGGTTGCCAGCAGTTCCCCTTTGATCACCGCCGGGGTGACAATCGCCTGACCGGGACCAAAGCGGGTACCGTCACTGGCAAGCTTGTGACGCCCGTACTTACTGGTAATGACGGATTTCAGTTTGCGCAGTACATACGCGCTGGTATGCAGTGTCTCACTGTCGAGGTAGCTGTTATCCGCAACCCCGTAAGCGTTTTTCCTGTACGTGGTGACATCACGCTGAATGCGCAGTACCCCGCTTTCGACATACGCCGTTGCCACGCCATGAGACAGCAGGGTCTGTTGTTCGGTCATCGTGAACCGTTTCCCCTTCGGCGCAGGCAGCATACCCACCATCTCACCGGTCTGCGTGGGACGTGCCGGATCGTTGCGGATAAACACCGCTGCGCGGGCGGTACGGCTGGCTGCCAGCTCGTCGGCAGGCGTCTGGGTCTCTTTTTCGTACCCCGCCAGGGTGATGTGCTGCTGGTTAAACTGGTCACCTGCGTTCACCAGTTCTGACAGTGTGCCGGCCTTTGCCGTATACACATGACCATACAGCTGACGCGCATAGCTCCAGCGACCGCTGGTATCGTTCATCTCGGTCACCAGCGTGTTAACAGAGGCCGTGTCGTTGAACGGCAGACCGATATAATCAAACGGCTCATCCGCCATTGCAGCCACCGCGCCGGTGAGAACCGGAGCGCCCGTTCCGGCGGTCCCCGTCGCCACGGCAATCTGTACGCCCGCTGGCAGCACTTCGCCCCCACCGAAGCCGTAGTAATTGAGGCTGACAGGAATTTCATTCCCGCAAAGCCCCTTATGGCGAGCGGTCAATGTAACCACACCAGCCGAAGATGAGGCCGTAAACGGCAGGGCCGGAACGGCATTGATGGCATCTTTGATACTGCTGGCAATCGTCGCGACGTTATCGCCGTTGGTCACCGGTGCCTGCACGCGGGTACGTCCCACATAAACATTCACCGTGCCGGTTTCGGTTGCTGCCCCGGTCACCGTCAGCGTAACTGTTGCCGCCGCGCCTGTGGATTCAGGAACGGCAATCACATACAGCTCGCCAAACGGGTCGGTCTGGCGATAAGCCTCGACCATACGCGCCAGCTGACTTCCCGCACCACAAATCTGGCGTGCATAGTCTGCCGACGGCATCAGTACCAGACTGTTGGCAACAATCTCTGCACCGTTATTGGCATGACCAATCAGCAGCGATGCTCCGCTGTCCTGTGCAGTATTCGCCGCCTGGTTATCCATTTCCGCATAAAACAACGGAACCAGCGTATTCGACGGAATGGTGTTAAAGCTTATCGTCATCGGTATTCACCTTTTTATTCACGCGCCGGATATCACCCGCTGCTTCACGGCGCAGCCAGTAGTTGTTCTCGTCAACATTTCGCCCTTCGGCGGGCAAAAGGTCGCCGCGGGCAGGGTCAGGCACTGACCGCCCTTTAACAGGTTTGACAAACATGAGGATCCTCAGGAAGGAAGGGTTATTTCGGTGTGATGTTCGATATCGCCGTCAGGCCCGTTACCGGGCTCGAGATAATCAACATCAATCGCCAGCGTTTGCAGTTCATCCAGACTGTTCAGATCATCCTGCTGGCGGGTATCGTCTTCAGTCAGCTCGCTGATGACCGAAAAATCGAACTGATAAATCAGCTCATGACGATTCAGATCCAGCAGCGTGCCGCCGTCATAGGTAATCGGGTTACCGCACGCTTCCGGGTTCCAGCCCAGCAGGGCCTTAAAGAGCATCTGCCGGACATCGTCCACCACATCATACGAGGCAAACTGACCGCGCTCATCACGCCCGTTACTCAGTATGACAACCACGGAGAAGCCCTCTTTCAGCTCCTGCCAGTAGTCGGTCTGGCTTTTGTTTTCTCCCGGAGAGTCATCACCCGGTACCACATACGCCGCCGGGAGTCTCAGCTTTCCGACCTCCGGCAGATTTTTGAACTGTGCCGCGCCTGCCACCCGGTTTTCAAAATACGGGCAGCGGGCACGCAGCGCAGCAATAACAGGCGTCAGTTTCATCTGTGTCGTCGCTCCGGCTTCAGTGATTTACGCAATTCCCGCGCCAGAAAATAGCGTGTCCAGCTGCGGTTCTTTTCAAGCGCTTCCACCATGAAGTTATTACGTGGAGCCAGTCGCCAGCCGCTGCCACCGGATGCACCACGATGATGACTACGACGACGTTTTGCTCCTCCCCGGACACCAAAAAACAGAAACGCCGGATAGAAGTCACCAGAGATCATCCGGTTCCCCTTCCCGTTGCGCTGGTTAGGGGCAATGCGTGTCATAAAACCGGCTCGCTTTTTACTGGCTCTCGGCACCATATAACCAATCGAACGAGCCAGGCGTCCGGTCTGATAACCGGGGTTTTCACCCGGTGCCGACCGCGCACGGCGCATCACCAGCCGACGGGCATCACGCATATGACGCTGCCCAATCGTGACAAACGCCCGCCGGACACGGGCGCGGTTAAAGCGCATCTCGGCGGGCTGCTGAACATCAACGTGAAAAAAGGGAGTCGCCATTGCTGCCTCCGTGACTCTGCCTACATTCGCCCAGCTCCGTACACTCCAGCAGCAGAAAGCGCCGCGCCCCGTTCAGATCGCGCTGACGTTTCACCCGGTACACACTGTCACCGCAGACCACCTCATAATCAGCGGTGATCCCCCGGCGGTAACGAATGGTGATGTAATGGGTGATGGCGTCCCCGGTCTGCGCGGTTTCCTGCCAGGTGGTGGCACTGGTCTGGATAACCTTCGCCCATGTCCGGAACGTAACCGGGTATTGAGGCTCCACGCCAAAGTTATCCGCGGGCATATCCACCCGCAGGCGGATCAGGACGCGTTTATTCAGTTCACCGGGGTCCGGCAGAATGTAGGTTGCGCTGGTCTGCGCCTGACGAATTTTCATTGCGGAAAGTACCTGTACGGGCCGACAAGCCAGCCAAAACTCTGCGGCATGTCGAGTTTCTCCACTTCCGTAACCGACGAGCGGTTTTCGTAAAAATGGCTGATAAGCATCAGCATCCCCAGACGAATATCATCCGGCAGGTGCAGCCCGTCCGGATCGCTCTCCGGAATGGTTTCATCCGGTGCATAGAGCTTCCGGTTCAGATACGTTTCCGTCCGCTTTTGCGCCGCACAGGCCAGCAGTTGCAGATGGCGGTCATCAGCATCGAAATCCTCATCCAGCCGGAGTTGGGCTTTAATCTCTTCCATTGTCAGAAGCATACTCAGCCCTCTTTACTGGTCGTGGCTTTTTTCTCTTTTGCCGCTTTACTGCTTTTTGCACTGGTTCCGCGCTCTGCTAACCCGGCCTGAAGTGCAATCTCCTGCACCCGGGCAGGAAGCGCCCCGTCGTCATACTCACCGGCCCGAATGACCTCAACACGCATACCGTCCGGTGACCATTTCAGATCTTGTTTCAGGATCATGATTCTTCACCCGTCAGAACAGGGGGCGCGGTTCCGCGCCCCTGAGTGATTACGCCGCTGCAATCTTCAGCAGTTTGATGGCCTGCGAATCGACCAGCATCCCGCCGGTGCGCTTGGTGGTATAAAAACCGACAAACGGTTTATTGGTGTACGGGTCACGCAGAATGCGGGTGCCGATACGGTCAACGATGGTGTAACCCCGTTTGAAGTTACCAAATGCAATGGCTTTCGCATCAGCGGCGATATCCGGCATCTGTTCGTTTTCAGCGATACCGTAACCCGCCAGAGAGGACGGCTGCCCCAGTTCCAGCCCCGGACGCCACAGATAGTTACCCTCGGTGTCTTTCAGCAGACGGATGGCAAACAGGCTGTTGTTGTTCATCATGAACTTCGCGCCAGTGCGGTGTGCCTTACGCAGCGTGTAAATCAGTTTGATAATGGCGTCTGCGGTCACCGCGGTCGCTTCGCCGGATACAATATGCTGAAGTTTGCCGAACGCCCGGACCTTGTCGGTTTCATCAGTGGATTCATACGCCAGGAACCCTTTCGGCTTCTTGGTGCCATCGCCTGAGGTAAAGGCAATTTCTTCCTGTTCGGCAAATTCGGTTGCCAGCTCGCTGTTGATCCAGGCCTCCACGTTGAAGAAGGCATCGTCCAGCATTTTCTGGGTAGCCTGCGGGTTGCCGTAGATTTCCCCCATGAGAGGTTCAATCAGCTCCAGTCTGGAGGTGGCAGTCTGGGATCGCGTATCCGTTTCCCCCACCCATCCGGAAGCCGTACCGCCCAGATTCACCAGTTTTTTGTAGTCGGAACCGCCAACGGTGATCACCGTGGCTTCCTGACGCATCACCACTTCATCTTTCAGCAGGTTAAGAATGTTGCGATCCAGTTCTTCCGGCACGGCGTAGCCACCGTCTTCATCGGTACCCACCTGCAATGCCTTACGCTCCAGATCGCGCAGACCGTCTTCACGGCCTTTACGCAGGAAGCCCACAAACGCCTCTTTATGCTCGGTGGCCAGTTTATTTTGCGCTCCACCTGCCGGACGTTTCAGCTCAAGCAGCTCTTTTTCAAGGTCGCTTTTGAGATTTTCCAGCTCGCTGAGTTTCCCGTTCAGGGTTTCCACCTGCCCGGCAAGCTTGCCTTTTTCCTGCTCAATCGCATCCACGCGCTTGTCGTTCTTTGCTTTGAAGTCGTCAAACTTCTGCTGCAGCTCCTGCGCGACCTGTTCGACATCTTTAATATCAACCGCCATCGTATTTCTCCTGATTAGAAGTTCAGATTTTTCAGTGCATTCAGTGCAGAGCCCACATCCTCAGCGTCGCGCAGGGACAGTGCGCCATAGCCCCCGGCCATGAATGCTTTGGCCTGGGTACGGGAGAGTCCGACATCACGCAGGACTCTTTCGATTTTTTTCTGTTCGGGGATTTCCCCGCGGGCCAGCGCGTTCTTGACGTCGCTGATCCGCGCCTCGTCGTTAGACGGAAACGTCACCAGACTGACTTCCCAGAGGTCGATTTCTTTCAACAGAAAGGCTTCTTTGCTCCGGTCGTATTCCCAGTCTTTCAGGACGTACCCAATAGAAAGGCCGGTTAACGAACCGGCCTTCATGTGTGCATGTGCGCGTTTTGCGAGGGGATCATCATCAATAAGCAACCGTCCCCTGACGTAAAGCCCGACATCGTCTTCCTTCATTTCGGTGTAAACACCGATGGGTTCATCCATGCGGTGCTGCCAGAGCAGCGCAGGTAACGCTTTTCTGTCACTCCACGCCCGCAGGGAAGCAGCAAATGCCCCGGACATCACCACATCATCGTGGCTGTCCTTTACACCAAAGACGGAGCCATACCCTTCAAACTCACCGGAGTCACTGACAGATTTCAGACTCAGCGGTACATCAAGACGTTGTTTCGTCTGCATTGGCGTTATCCTTCTGCTTACCGGCTTTACTGCCATCGGAGGGTTTCGTGGTCATGTTCATCGGTGTGAGATAGACATCCCCACCGGGACGCGGATTCATATCTTCCAGGTCGCGGCAGTCATTGGGAGAGTAAATTCCCCAGTTAATCCCGGTGGCGTAGGCTTCAAAACGGGACTTCATATCCCCGCGCAGTAACGCCCCGGCGTTAAATTTGGCGTAATAAACGCCCTGCTTACTTTTTCGTACCAGTCCGGTGTTGATCCGCTGCTCAATGCGGGTCAGATACGGCACCAGTGAATAGTTGATAAATCCCAGCCCCAGTTCTTCGATATTGTTGAAGGTGGCGCGATCGGTGTTCTGCACCATGTGCAATGGCACACGGAACAGACGACAGATTTCTTCAAGCTGAAACTTGCGGGTTTCCAGGAACTGGCTGTCCTCGGCGTTCAGCGCCATCGACTTCCAGTCCAGCCCCATCTCAAGGATCATCGGGCGGTGAGCATTACCAAGCCCGGTGTGACGCTCCTCAAAATCTTTCTTCAGACGCTCATAAGCCTGATCCGACAGCGTCTGCTCTGTACGCAACACACCGGACGTCACCGCACCATTGCTGAACAGTCTGGCCCCGTGCTCTTCGGTCGCAGCTGCCAGCGATATTGCCTCGCGGGCATAGGCGATGGGATTCAGTCCCACCAGACCGTCCAGCGTCAGCGTGCGCACATGCCAGATATCTTCCTGGCTCAGTACATCCGTGGAGCCGTCCGGGAATGTGACCTGGTAAACCGGTTCCCAGCTACTGTTAAGCTTCGGTACCACACAACCTGGGTCGACGGGCAGCAGTTCAGCCACTTCGCCAAATGCTTTCACTTTGTAGGCGTAAAAGTTTCCCCGCAGGCACAGACAGGTGATCACCAGCTCCCAGAACTCCTGCGGCGTCATATAGCCATTGGGATGCGTGGAGATCAGCTTATGCAGACGTTCGCCGGTGGCTCTCTGTTTCAGGCTGCCGTTCAGGTGATACAGGTTGCAGGGCAACATCCCGACCGACTCCGCCAGCACCCTGACGCAGGAAAAAACCGCCGTCAGTCGCATGGCCCGCTGGCTGCTGATCTGCTTTCCGGTATAGGTGTCATATGACAGCCCGATAGCATCCGCCAGCTCTGCTGGCGTGGTCACCGGTGCGTCACTTTTTCGTTGAAATAATCCCGAAAAGAACACTATTTACCTCCGCCGACAGACGGCTGTGTACGGTCGAGATATCGCGCCACCAGCCACGACCAGAACAGGCACAGCGCCCCGGCAACAACAAACCCCGCCGGGGGATAAATCAGCCAGGCACCATACGCCAGCAAAAGCGCACCCAGCACGCCCACCAGAGGCGCGAGAATCAGCATGATCATAATTACCTCAGTTAAAGCGAGCGGATCCCGTAGGACTCAATGTGATCAGACAGCGTGTCTTCTTTCTCGTACAGCATGGCTCTGCCAACCGCCATAATCAGCGCAACTGCACCATCAATTTTGTTTTCCGCCTGCTCCTTGACGGGCTTCACCACATCATCGTTACCCGGAATGGTTTTGCCGACCACGTTGCCGATACACCAGGTCATGATGGGATTGCCGTCATGATGAAAACGCCCCGATTCAATTGCCGCTTCCAGCTCTTTCATCGGGTCGGACATGTTGGTGTAGTTCTGAATGATAGTGACGGGATTCAGGTCTTCATCCGCAAGGTCATGCGACAGCCCGGTCGCCCCGAAGGGGTCGATGGGTGACTCACTGACCGGGCTGATTTTGTTCGCCGCTTTGGCCTCCTCGAGGATGTAGCGATAATCCACCTCCGCACCATCGGTAACGGTCAGAACGCCCATTTCCACCCATTTCTGAAAGCGCTCGGCTGTCCGGCGATCTTCATTTTTCTCGACGCTGTACACCGTGTCATACGGTACCCAGAAGCGCGGAGCCACACTGTAGTAATGCGTTTTACCGTCAATCTCGCGGGTATAAAGTCGCGCCATACTGTTCATATCCAGCTTACGCGCCAGGTCAAAGGCCAGAATGCACGGCTGCCCCTCAAACTGCTCAAGGGTCAGTGATTTATCCTCGCAGCTCTGCCAGCTCACCAGGTTGAAATACGCCGAACGCGCCGACACCCAGATATTGAGGTGTTTTGTTTTAAAGACGTTTGCCAGACGGGCGTTATTTTTCGCACGCTGCTGCTGACTTAACAAAAATTCGCGATAAACCGACACGCCAATATTTGGATTGGCTTTTTCCAGCACCTGCGGGTCGGTCCAGTCGTCACCTTCATCAACGGTATAGATGATCCCGAACAGTTCATCGTTGGGCACCGAGCCGTTGAGCATCTCGATGACTTCCCGCCGCTTGTCGTAGCACGGCCCCTCAATGTTGTACCCGGCAGTAGTAATGGCCCACATCAGTGGCTGACGTCGCGCCCCCATCCCGGTAAGCATCGTGGTGTAAAGCGCATCGGTGGCGTGCTCGTGATATTCATCCACCACCGCACAGTGGGGTGATGATCCATCACCGGGGTTACCGATCAGCGGTTCAAACCGCGCGCCATCCTCCGGACGGTTCATGTTTGAGGCGTTAACCTCAATCCCGAACGCTTCCGTCAGCATGGGTGTGCGTTTACACATCAGTCGCGCCGGGCGAAAGACTTCCCACGCCTGTTTCTCTGTCGTGGCACCGGAATACACTTCCGCGCCAAACTCGTTATCACAGGCAAAACAATACAGGGCGACACCGGCAGAGATTGCCGATTTGCCGTTCTTACGGGGGATTTCGGTATACACCTCACGGAAGCGGCGCAGCCGGGAGCCTTTATTGACCCAGCCAAACGCGCAGCAGATCACAAAGAGCTGCCACGGCTCCAGCGTGATGGGCATCCTCTTGAATGCCCACTCACCCTTGGTGTGCGGCAACAGCTGAATAAATTTGGCGGCCCGTTCAGCCAGGTCCTTGTCGAAGCGGTAACGAAACGACTTACTTTTTTCCGCCATCAGGTCATCAAGATGGCGCTGGCAGGCCTGAATCACAAACTGGCAGGCCACAATCTTTCCGCGAACGACATCCCGGGCATACTGATTGGCAGCATTTACGTTGGGGTAAGATTTCCGGCTCATGATTCGATGATTTTCAGAAACGGGTTAGTGGCTTTCTTCTGCCCCGCCAGGCCAATCAGACGCTGGCGGCTGCTGGGGTCGAGTCCGAGCATTGCCCCCGTGCTGCTCATCTCGGACTCCTGTTCTTTTTTGGCGGTCAGCTCCGGGTTTTTGACCATACCGCCCATTGCACCGGTGATGGTGTTGCCCTGGCTGGCAATATTTTTCACGGCACGTCGCCAGAACTCATAGGCCACGCACCACCGCTCAAGTACCGCCAGGTCAGTCACGCACAACAGGCCCTGACCGCAGAGTTCTTTGGTTGTCAGTTGCCACATGATCGTGGCGAGAGGGAGATCTTCTTCAGCGAACCACTCCGGTGGCTCAACACCTTTGATGGGCGTAAAAACAGGTTCATCTTTGTTCAGGGCTCGCTTGCCGGGGTTTCCGGCCAGCGCCTTGCGCGCCGTTGGCTTGGGGCGACGCCCGGAACGCCCCGCCGTTCCAGCCATATGCGGCACTCCTGGTTAAATTTCATTTTTCGCGGGTATAAAAAAACGATGGGGCGGGCAGTCCGGAAGACGTCAGGTCACAGGGATTTGACCCGCCCCTCCCCTCAGACAGTTGAGAATTATTATCAATTTAACCGTTCACGGGCCGTCTTCGCCTTATGACACGGCCAGCACAGACTCTGCAGATTACTGTCAGCATCAGTGCCGCCATGCGCTTTAGGGATGATGTGGTCAACAGTTTTCGCCTCACGCACCACACCAGCACGCAGACATAACTGACACAGGCCTTTGTCACGCTTCAGGACACGCGCGCGGATACTGTCCCACTTCGAACCGTAGCCGCGCTGATGACGGGATTGTCCTGGTTTGTATTGCTTCCAGCCTTCGCTTTTGTGGCTTTCGCAGTAGCCTGACGGGTCTGTGGTTGTAGAGCGGCAGCCGCGAACACGGCAGGCTTTTGGGGTTCGAGGGGGCATTATTAATGTCCTAAATAGTTTCCTCTCTAAAAACTAATTTGTGTTAGGGAAATCATTAAATGAAGTGAACCTTTTAGTACCCACTGTAAAATTCACTTCATTAATATTTAACCAAATACAATGAATGTTCCAAAAGATGCTAATGATATATTTATCAGAGAATCCATACGAGCCTTAATTTCTGGCGTATCCTCGACCTCAGTACGCCATTGATTGACTGCCTCAATCATATCTCGACAAAACACATCTATTTGCAACTGAAGTTTGCCATTTAAGTGATTTAAATGCACTTGGCAATTTGGCCTAGGTGGTGGTGTAAAATTAAACTGCATCATTCTTTTCCTGTTCTCTGGATCCTGTCCAGCATGTAAACAAGAACAACGATACAGCCAAAAATCATCCGCATAAAATCGACACTGTTCATGTGTACCGGATGTATATTTATTTTCAAGATAACGAGAAACCCAATCTTTATACCATTTCCCTGTTTCACCCTTACCTATTTTGGGACGTTCAACGCTCCTGCAAATATCAGGCATAGCAAGAGCCATAAACAATGCCGCTAACCAATTCTCACTTTCAATTGAAGATTCAATTGATTTTATAAACCTTTCCATAACTCACCTTTATATTATTTGATGATTATATTTATAGCACAGTTACAATCATTTTCAGGAAAATATTTATTCATTTTGATATCCTATTTTTAGAATATCCTTTTTATCTCTATTGCATTGCGCTAATGCAGATAACAAACTCGCATTCAGTTCCAGGCTAGCACCATATGTCAGTGGACTAGGTACAACTGGAATCGGTGTTTCAGAAGTCAGGCTGGCTGGCAGTGGTACCGCCGGAGTGTTCACGTAAACTGTCCGCGTACTTCCGCAACCGGTCAGCAGCGGCAGCAGGCACAGGACGTGAAGCACAATCATCATCCGCAACAGCCACTTTGATATCTTCCTGGGTTCTCTGTGACTCCAGTGCAATCTGCTGTTTTGCATGCTGGTTAGCCTCTATAACTGTATTGATGATTTGCAGTGATTGCAGAACGTTACGGGTAATGGCAGTTGCTGATTCAGCATTTCGTATAGCCTCATCAACACGCTCCTTTTCGTGCAGATATTTGCTGTAGTAATGCCCGGCAGACCAGATGAAGGAACCAATGACGGTAACAAAGAAGGCAACAATAACCAGCTTATATCTCAGCTTCATTTACTACCCCACCAGCCTCTTTAAACCGGGAAATCAGGTCGCCAATTTTATGTTCATACTGACCGTAACCTGCACCAGGTAAAGACGCCCAGATATTGCTGCAACGGTCGATTGCCTGACGAATATTGCCGCGATCAATCATCGGTAAAGCGCCACGCTCTTTAATCTGCTGTAATGCCACTGAGTCCTGGCTTCTGGGAGAGAAGTCTTTCAGCCCAAGCTGCTTGCGGTAAGCATCCCACCAACGTGAAAGAAGTTGATAACGGCCTGCAGCTGTTGATTTGAGTTTCGGGTTTAGCGTGACAAGTTTGCGAGGGTGATCGGAGTAATCAGTGAAGAGTTCGCCACCGACAATAACGTCATAACCGTGGTTACGTGTCGGTTGTCGCCCGTTATCCGTTCCTTCTGACCATGCCACCATATCCAGGAAAGCTTTACGCTGGGAATTTAGTACCTGCATAAATTACTCCTTAGAGCCACCAAACTTGTTACCGATTACTCTCATTGCAGCACCACGAATAGCATCGACGCCGATCAGCCCAACGCCGCCACCAATGGCAACAGAAAGTGATTTAGGCCATCCGACATACTCAAGCGCGGATGCAAAGGTCAGCGTCAGAGCGCCACAGAGCAAAATCTCGAGCGTTTTTCTCTTCCAGCCACCACCACCGCCAAAATAGGCAATGCGCAAGCCAGCCATAACGATCGACATAATCACTGCGCCCAGCGGTGTGTCTCCACGCCACCAGCTCTGGACCAACTCCAGCCAAGTATTTGGGTTATGAGGCATTTGTAGTTATCTCTCACCTCGCTGATACAGCAGGTGCAAATTGAGGAAACATCATGTACCGCAAATCAGAAGCGGAAACGTCAAAGAAGCCGAGCCAATGGATAACTGCGGGATAGACTAGGCCCAACGAATCCCCAGGCCCAGAAACGACAAAACCCGCTCGACGGCGGGTTTAAGCTGTGTGGCGAAGTAACCACTCTTAACACAATACAATACTTTTTGCGTACGCGTTAGTGTTTTGATAGAATTTTCAGCCACATAAAAATTCATTCTTATAATTCGGGATATATAATGGATATAACTTGTTTAGAATGTGGCAATGTTCTTGACGACCCAACTGTAGCTTGCGATAAATGCGGTGCCACGCCTCATGTTGTAGTGCTGGGCAAACAATCGTACTTTCCTATTGGTGCTGTAACAGCAAATCTTGAAAAAAATGATTCAAGAGCATTTGATTATCGATTAGGTGAAGTTTGGGATCTAAAAAATGAAGTCACATCTGAATTCATAACCAGAATTGAGAAAAAATTTAGCCGAAAAAACAAATTTCATAACTTCCTAGACTCAGATCACAACCCTTCATCCATTCCTACGATCCTAAAAAAATACATTAATAAAAATAATGAATTCATTGATTTATCTAGAGCTATAATAGAGAAGCTTAAACATAATGCTAATAACGAATCGAGAGTTGCCCAACTTCAGGGGGGGAGCGTTGTTTTCATCCACTATAAGTCTACCGAACCAGAGGATTTGGGGAAACTTCTAATCGTAATGGTTGATAAACAAAGCGCCTATGACTTTGATTCGGATAAGTTGACCCCAACAAGATTAAATCCAATTAATACCGATGCCTTACGGCAGGCTGCGATGTTCGATTTAACTTTATTCGAAGCCAGTTATCCAGAAAACAAGGGTGACTCATATGTACATTTCTTGCAAGGTAAATCTAAAAGCGATTTTTTCAAAGACTCATTAGGTTGCCGACATGATTCGGACAATAAAAGAAGCATTCAGCAATTATTCAGTGCTATAGATATTTTTGCTAGTAAAAACTCACTCGGTCGTGTACTGCGTGATACTATTGACAATGAAGTTAAATCCTTACTGGAAAAAAAATCAAAAGATAAACACGGAAATAAGTCCGTTAAGATAGAGGATATTTCAAAAATAATTGACTCATGCCTGACTGATTCACACAAATGTAAGGGAACGTTTGTCGATTTTGTTAATCTTAATGGTTTCCAGATTGACCCTCAATTTGAACCAACTCCTAAAGCAGCTGAAAGCGCGCTTACAATTGAAGTGGCAGATAACGACAATAATTTTAAGTTGAAAATAATGCGTGGAGCTATTGGAGACGAAAAGTCAAATAAGCCTGTAATTCTCACTGACAACAAATGCGAAATTGTGATAAAATTGAGTCAGGCAAATTATGATGAACTCAAAAGATATAGAGACAGCTAATAATGACAATTGCTGATGACTTATCAAGATTAGCGCAGATTATTAACGGAGCCTCAAGCAGAGTTGAGGGCTACTACACTGTCATAAGTCTTGAAGAAAGCATTGTTATTGTAAATAGTTCTGAAATAATTAGACTGTTACAATCTATAGGTTATAAAAAGGCAACAACCTGCATCGAAAATAATGAAATTTGGCTAGATCGCCAAGCTTCATCTTGGGATGACGCTATAATTTATGAGAATGTTGAGTCTTTTTGGTCTAGAGTAAACACCCAAAACGCTCTTCCGAAAAATTATATCATCGGAACGCCGTTAATACTCCCTACTTCTAAGAATGAAAGCATCGAAAAAATCCATATTTTCTTTATGTGGAAAGATATCCTTTCATTAATTGCTGATCATCATAACAGTGACTGCTCTGTCTTATTTTTCACCAATGAAGACAAAAGTTATACAGTCGAACTCACGCATTTTTTACAATATAGCGAGATTAATCGCTTATCGAACTCGTCTCTTAAATATGAAATTATAAAGGAGCTTCTCGACACAATAAAAATCAATGATTTACACAAAAGCGAGCGCAAGCTCGTTATACGCTCAGCCATAAACGAAGTATTTAAAGCAAATGGTACGTTCAATTTCTTTGACTTGCTTAACTCTACTGAACTCGTCAGGAAAAAATATGATGAACTATATGAGATTTACACAAAGAGGTTTTCTGTAAATAAAATTCTTAACGAACTCGATGAGAAAAATCTTGAGTTCACGAGTAAAATTAACGAATTCATATCATCTAATCAGACAAAAGCATTGACTATTCCCGGTGCATTAATAGCTGCTGGTGGCTTAGTGAAGGCTAATGAAACAACCGAAGCAATATTGATTATCGCAGGACTTTGGATGATAAAAAAAGTCAATTACATTTCTATTGAGATATTCAATGAAACATTCGACAACTTACGTTCTCGAGTGGAGTCCGCTTTCGATAAGTATTTAAAGTTTGAAGAAAATAAAGAAATCAAAGATAATGCAGATAGTATTAAGAGTAGCATTACAGGTTTGATTGATAAAGCTAAAAAAAGGATGAGAACTGTTAAATATCTCGCATCAGCCATGTTTTATGGAGGCCTTATTTACGTTGGATATAAACAGTTCCCAGTCTTTTTTGAAAAATCGGCAGTAAATCTATTTTATTTTTTATGCCATACTATAAGCTAACATTGCTAAACAGCCGTCAACAAACCCCATTGCAGTTTGCAGTTCCTTCCTAATTGTGCCATCAGAGCATTTTCTCTTCTTCGCAATAGTGCGTAATGAGATACCGATAACAAAGTGGGCGATGATGAGCTCATATTCCTCTGCTTTATACCTTCTCAACCGAGCCACACAACTGTCTATCATGATGCCTTCGTCATCATCACACTGAATCCGTGACTTTTTGCCATGAGGTAAAAGTCCCTTGAAACCAGCCGCTATCGGCTGCCAGTCCACTCCGCTATTGTCTGAAGCAGCCCAAGCTCCCCAACGATCCATTACTTCATACATATCACGCATCAACTTTCTCCACAAAATCAGGCCAGCACACCAATTGCCAGCGCACGATCGATAAAACGAAATATCAACTCCAGCTGGGAGCCATACTTCTCTTCAAATGCCACGGTATCCGCATGCAGCTCGTCGTGATGCTTTCTGCACAAAGGCAACACAAAGAGATCATGCGCTTTTGTACCCATTCCCCCCTGACCGTGGCCTATCAGATGGTGGGGATCATCAGCAGGCTTTCCACAACATGCACACGGCTGCGTCTTAACCCAGCGCGTGTACTTTTCATTAACCCAGCGGCGACGTTTTGGGCGTAACATAAAAGACTCCGGCGACTCCGGATCCACTTTCAGCGCCAGCACCTTTTTCGCTTTATCCTGGATGATGCTGGTGGCAGGAACCGAAGGCACAAGGTCACTTTCCCGGGTGACAGATAGCACAACAGGCTTCGGTAATCTCAGCGCCTTACGGGCTGCACTTTCCGGTAAGGCATCCGCCAGATCATTACGAACCAGCCACCAGCACAGTTCCGGCATTGTCACAACGTGACTGTCATCAAAACCGAGATCCCGACGCACGACAGACAACACCCAGCGGGCACAGTTATCCGTTGCCATTGATTCCAGCCGTTCCGTGAACTGGTCACGCAGCTGGTTATCGCAGTGCCAGCACAGACGAATTGCTCCCGGAGCGTGCTGCATTGTGGTCATGTTCTCGCTGTGCCAGTCAGAATGAGGCCACTGACAGCCCTTTTCACGAAGTAACCAGCTTTCATGACATTCCACGCCACCAGCACGACGGATCACTGCCTCATTGCGGAACACGGTCCGAACGGCAGGATCATCCGCCAGCGGTTGTGTTGCCGCCGGAACGGCACCACTGGCGAAAGATGAATAACGTTCCGGCTCTGGCTCCAGCAGGACACGCCCCTGCATAAACAGGGGCATCAGCTCTGAACCTGGCCTGAACAATACGATCCCCATACGCGGGGCAATTTCAGGGGTCAGTAGTGCTCTCACGGTCACCTCAATGAACGGTATCGAGTAGCTTTAACAGCTCAGGGAATCGGGATTCGAAGAAATGCGGCTGCGTCTCGCGCGGATTTGCGGGACTGGTGATGTTCTTGCCGAACATGCAGCCTTTCGCCGTCAGCGACCAGAATTTTTTGATGTTGTTAATCGCGGTACGGCTGTATCGTTCGCGCTGCTCGACGATCCCCAGCTTCACCATCTGGTGATATGCCTGATTAGCTGTCAGGCGGATACCATACTGCTTCAGCAGTGCACTCAGTGACAGCGTGGGGCGGCTTGAGCCATCAGGCGCGTCAGCAGGAGCATCAATGGCATAGCGCGGTGCCAGATTCGGTAAGCCAACAGCCTCCTGGAGTTTCTGACAGGCACCAAGCACTGAAGAGTTAGACAGGTTTAATTCCCGGCGCATAAAGTCCAGCAGAATCACACCAGCCTGCATCTTGTCAGCAGCCTGTCCGGATAATTTTTCCGGTACGCTGGTTACCATGTCGAAAGTACGGATCACCTTCAGATGGAATGACGGGCTGATCCACATTGCATAGGCATACACCAGTTCTTTGCAGACATACGTCCCCTGGTTATTTCCGCCACGAATAACGTTAACTGGCTCTATATTGACCGAGTTGCAAATCTGCAACTCGCTTATTAAACGCTCAGTTTGCTCATTGCGGAGCCAGAATGCAGGCTTATGCTTATCCAGAGAACCAGCAGCCCTGTGCAGATCGTTCAGGCTGTAACGCCCATAAGCATCACGACGAACTTCAATACCATCAATGACCATCAGATTATTCATACTTCGTTTCTCCTCTTGATCAGGCGGCTGCACCCGCCGTTTTCTCGTACTTACTGATAGTGATCTCGACCTTCCCTTCCGGGATAACCGGTCCCCACTCCACCAGCATTCTTTTCACCTGGCTGTCGTCTTCCCACACACCCGCGTGGGTCAGGGCGTCAAACAGCGCCTTGTTATAGTTGTCCAGATCGCGGATCCGGTTATCCGGAGGAAACAACACGATCTCTACTGAAGCAGGTGCCGACGTTGGTTTTGGCAGACGACGTAACTGCTCAACTATTGCTGCACACGCCGCGCTCTGGAATTTGCGCCCCGCCGCGCTTATCAGGCTCTTACCTGCAAACGCCCCTTTGTTGGGGTGTCGCCAGTACGTGTTCACGCTGGGCGGAAAAGGCAGTATTAGCTTCATACTTTCAGCTCCCTCTCATGTAACCAGTGGGCTGCACGCAGCCTGGCGTTTTCCTCACCGGCAAGCAGTGCGCGGATAATCCCGACCGCCTCGCTGTCGTCGTCCTTCACCGCGGTATGAAGCGTTATCCCCCGGGCCACGCCACGCTTTATCGTGATGACGCCTTTTTTCTCCAGTGCGCGAAGATGCTCCACCGCTGCATTCACCGAACGATATCCCAGCATGGTTGCCACCTCCTGATTGGTTGGCGGGAAGCCACGTTCTTTCTGGTAAGAAATCAGCATATCCAGCACCTGCTGCTGGCATTGAGTTAACGTCGTCATTACGCCCCCACGTAATTCCCTGACAGATACCACTCATCACTCGATACAGCGCGCTTGCTGCTTTTCCGTAAACACTGTTCACGACGCGCCAGAAAATTGTTTCGTTCTGGCTGGGAGTGGCTTTCACGGAATGCCGCCATCCACACCGTTGCAGCACGACGGTATAAGCCCCTGGACTCCAGTTCTTCAGCCTGGCGGGTCAGGCACAAAATCTCCCGCGGGTCGTTAGTGCTGACATAGAAATTGCGCACAGGTCTGGTTTCACGAACTGGTTGCGGTTCCGCCTCCTGCGCTCTCTCAGTCAGGCGCGGGAAATGTCTGCGTGTATCCCCTTCACAACGGTGAGCCACACGCCCACTCTGACGTAACTTGCTTGCTGACTGCAGAACGCGCTGCCGTGAGTAACCTGCAAAAGCATCCGCAATGTCTCCGGAAGTACACCCCGGATGGGCTTCAATGTATTTCTGAACTTCATTCAAAAGACTCATGATCACCCCCTGAATCCTGCCGGGATCTGGCTGTAGTCCACGTTGTCGTAACTGGCTTTGAAGTACGGGTCTTCGCGTTTTTCTGTGTACGTGCTGACGGACGGCGATAAGCGCAGGGAAAGCTCATCCCATTTTTCCCGCAGCTTCGACGGGCTGAGCACGTTACGGCACCAGAACGGATCGCGGCTGACGCGGCTGTACATCTCGCAGATTTGTTTGTGAGTACGACCATCCTGCACACACATCAGGCGAATTTCGTTTGCCCAGGCTGTCCAGTTCGGTTCTTTGGGACGAACCACCTCGCCGTCACATTCGGCGGCCTGCTCGTACAGGGCGATGATTTTTTTCCAGAGCCACTGTGCGCAGGTCAAATCATCCTGCGTTCCCCACTGGCGCTTTTTAGGGCTGAATACAACCGCATCAGGATGGCGAGTTAAAAACTCCTGTTCAGCCGTCTGCGTGTCCGGTTGCGAAGCGTCCGGACGAGAAGTTTTTTTATCTGACGGATCATGTTTTGATTTTACTGACGGATCCCCGCCAGATTCTGACGGGTGAAAATCCGCTTTTTTGCCAGATTTCGACGCATCAAATTTTGACGGGTCAGATTTTGATGCGTCAGATTTTGACGGGTCAGAATCTGACAGTTGAGAAAATGCCGCTGCCTGAAGCTTCGCAACGTTAAGCTGATAAACATTCGACGCATTGCGGTTACCCTGGCGACGCGCCTTACGCGTTAACCAGCCTTCTGCTTCCAGCCGTGCGATAGCCGTTCTGACGGTACTCATCCCCGCGCCAATCTGACGGGCAATGGTTTCAATTGATGGCCAGCACACACCTTCGTCATTACTGAAATCAGCCAGGCGGGCCATAATTGCCACGCTGGATAATTTCATGCCTGACGCAGCGCAACCATCCCATACATAGCCGGTTAATTTAGTGCTCATGACCGACCTCTATTTCCCTGAATTTACAACGAAACTGTTCGAGCGGGCTGAAGCACTCATGCTCATAGCCTTCACGGAGGTAGATAACCCGTTGTGTTTCCGGCTCCCAACGAATGACTCTGACGGGCACTCCGTAGTGATCTTTGAACCAGCGGTTAACTTGTCGCAAAGGACTGTCTCCTTCTGCCGGTTGAAATCACCCACAGCCCACTCTGCAAAGCTGTGGGTTACAATTTCCCTGTCACCTAGTACATTTACTGCATAGCAATACTCCACCTTCGCTTTTCCACCCGGTACAGGAAGCGCAATCAGTTGCGAGCGACGGTAGTGTGTTGTTAAACTGTTCATGCGTTAGTTTCTCCACAGTCACGACACGCCACGGCGCCCGGAGCTGCACACTCGCGGGCGTCACTACTTTCTGAAACGCAAAAGATTTTGTAGACCAGTGCTGCATGCTCCTGCAGCTTCGAAATTGAGAGGTACAGCTCATCGTTAATTGCTGTCTTCTCATGCGGTTCCACTACACCGTCTTCAATTGCTGAACGAATCTGTTTTGAATAACTGCCGATCTGTTCAATGACTTCCAGCAGGCGTTGGTTGATATCGGCGTTGTCCACATCCTCGACGTCAGGAAGAGACACAAAGACGCCATTTGCAGACTGCGCCACAGCATCAGCAATGAAGTGAGTGCCACCAGCACGCTGTAAAACCATTGCCCATCCCAGCGGGAAAATCTGATCGCCATCTGCACGAAGGCGGTTGAATAAAGCGTTTTCTGTTACATCGAGCCAGTCAGCCGCTTCAGCGTAACCACCCGGCAACGCCGCGATAGTTTTTCTGACAGCTTTCACGTACCACTCAGGCTGTTTTTCTATTTTCCAGTGATGCTTACCCACGGTTAGCCTCATCGTTCTGTGGTTAAAAATTGAAAGTGTTCTGCTAATCTTTCGGATAGATATCCGGTCTTAAGTCAGATTTCGTAATTGCACCTGACGTGCATTGCTCAAGTTTTTTAGCCAGCACAAAACTGGCTTTTTTATAGCCATTGAAAACCAGCCGTAAGTAGCCAGGTGTTGAGCCAACTTTTCCGGCCAACTCGCCCTGCTGTTCTTTGGTTAAAGAGTCCCAATACGCTTTCATACAATATGTACCTCCGGTGTACATATTACATGATTGAAATGAACCTTCAAGATACTTGTACCTTAACGGTACAAGGGTTTTAATTTCGTTATGAAAACAATCCATGACATCCGGCGGTCTAACGCCAGAAAACTGAGAGATGGTGTTGGCGGGAATTCTTCCTTTGCCACTATGATTGATCGCGAGCCAACCCAGACCAGCAGGTTTATGGGAGATGGTGCTACTAAAAATATCGGTGACAGCATGGCACGACACATCGAAAAATGTTTCGACCTGCCTGTCGGATGGCTCGATCAAGAACACCAGACAACGAACATCACAAAAAAACCTGATGTTTCAATCACTAATAAACAAATCACATTAGTCCCTGTCATATCATGGGTACAGGCCGGAGCATGGAAAGAAGTTGGATATTCTGAGGTTGATTTGAGCACAGCAGAAACGTATCCCTGCCCTGTACCCTGTGGGGAAATGACTTATATCTTGCGGGTGATAGGTGATTCAATGATTGATGAGTACCGCCCGGGAGACATGATTTTTGTCGATCCTGAAGTACCTGCCTGCCACGGTGACGACGTTATTGCATTGATGCACGATACAGGCGAAACCACCTTCAAAAGGTTGATAGAAGATGGGACACAGCGTTATCTCAAAGCGTTAAACCCAAACTGGCCTGAGCCTTACATTAAGATCAACGGTAATTGCTCTATAATTGGTACAGTGATTTTCTCAGGAAAACCAAGAAGATACAAAATCAAAGCCTAATCAATGTTTATGAACCTGCTTCGGCAGGTTTTTTTATACTTGACAATGTACCTTTGAGATACATAATGTACCCAAGCGAAACAACGAACAGGCAGGACGCCCACGAAGTAGCCGCCTGGGGCATATGAAGTCCAGGATGATTCGTTAGTAACAAAAAAGCGCTCTAAAGGACGCTTCGCTCTTTAACAATCTGGTCCCCATCAACAAGTAACTGATAACTTGAGGAGGTGTGAAATGCACAAAACAGAACCAAAAATCGTCGCACCCGGATACACAAATGAGGAAATTTACGAGTGGATGGCAAAGAAGCTGGCAGCTATAAACCAGCTTCGTGAAGTGCTGTCTTATCGACAGGAAACAATAGACTCCTTAAAAAAACTGGATCAGGAAATCACGGTTTTATCACAGGATGTTACTTTAGATATTGTGCAGACAAATTAGGATCCCATTCATTTTCGTCAAAATCATCAAAGTGATGAATTTGTGATCTCCAGTCTCGATAATCTAAAAATTTCTGGGCGGTTACGCTTATTTTATCAAGCGTGAGTTCATCCTGAATTGAAAGAAGAAGTTCATCAAATTTCATCTCATTAATCTGTTTTGGCATCCAGTGATGCTTCATCAGAATAAGGTGAACCAGAGCTTTTTTCCCATTCAACTGATTATAGGGAGTGCCGAATTTCTTCCGGTGCTCATGTAAGACAAGGTCCAGAAGAGTAAGTAATGTTGCCCTTGATTCAACTTTGCTTATTTCGACTGATGACACTACCCCACTGATTTCAATGCCCCGATACTTTCCAACATTTTCACAGTGGGATTTGTACAGCGTATAGATATTACCGGACATTTCTTTTCCTTTTGCGTTGTTGGGGATAACCAGATTAACCGAATCCTTGTTGTTGGGGAATAACCAGGTCCACCTCGCCTGATGTGGCTAAAAGCAGGCACATAACAGCTAAGTATTTTCAACCAGAGAGAATTCTTAGCGTTGTGGTGAATGCGGCTCAGCGCACGCGGGTAAAGGTTGAGGCTGACAGTCGACCTTCTGTGGATACCCACCCGCCTGGTGTGCAACCTTCGCCAGGCACCGGGAGGCGCCCGGCACCACAACTTTATGCTGTGTGTAGTCCTGGCGGTACCAGCTTGTACCCTTGCTTCCGGCTGGTACCGTCCTTTTTACAAAACAGAGAAGAGCATCACCGGACGACGGGCTCATAACCCAATCCATCCGGGCGGCTGCCACCGCAGGTGTTCTTCTCTGTTTTGTGGAGAAACTAACCGCCCCTACGGGGGCATTTATGGAAATGTAATTGACTCAATAATCGCCGGACGGTGAGGGCTTCCTTTTACCCGAATTCAGCGCGGTGCAGCGCATATACGTGGAGAACAAAATGTCATTTATTAAAACTTTTTCCGGGAAGCATTTTTATTATGACAGGATAAATAAAGACGACATCGTTATTAACGATATCGCGATTTCCCTTTCAAATATCTGTCGCTTTGCAGGACATCTTTCACACTTCTACAGTGTCGCCCAACATGCGGTGCTTTGCAGCCAGCTGGTGCCACAGGAATTTGCTTTTGAAGCTTTAATGCATGATGCAACAGAAGCATATTGCCAGGACATCCCCGCACCACTGAAACGACTTCTTCCTGACTATAAACGGATGGAAGAAAAAATAGACGCCGTAATCCGTGAGAAATACGGGTTACCTCCTGTTATGAGCACGCCAGTGAAATATGCCGATCTCATTATGCTGGCAACCGAACGCCGCGATCTCGGGCTTGATGATGGCTCTTTCTGGCCTGTACTGGAAGGTATCCCGGCAACAGAGATGTTCAAAGTGATTCCACAGGCACCGGGCCATGCCTACGGGATGTTTATGGAACGTTTTAACGAGTTATCGGAGTTACGCAAATGCGCATGAATGTTTTCGAAATGGAAGGGTTTCTTCGTGGGAGATGTGTACCGCGAGATCTGAAAGTGAATGAAACAGATGCTGAATACCTGGTGCGTAAATTCGATGCGCTTGAAGCTAAATGTGCAGCACAGGAAAACAAAGTAATACCAGTGTCAACTGAACTGCCACCAGCAAATGAAAGTGTTTTGTTATTCGATGCTAACGGAGAAGGCTGGCTAATTGGCTGGCGTTCTCTCTGGTACACCTGGGGACAAAAAGAAACCGGAGAATGGCAGTGGACATTTCAGGTCGGGGACCTTGAAAACGTCAATATCACTCACTGGGCAGTAATGCCAAAAGCACCGGAGGCTGGAGCATAATGACCACTTTTACCGACAAAGAACTGATTAAAGAAATTAAAGAGCGTATCAGCAGCCTTGACGTGCGAGACGATATTGAGCGCCGTGCTTATGAAATCGCACTCCTATCTCTGGAAGTAGAACCAGATGAACGCGAAGCTTATGAATTATTCATGGAAAAGCGTTTCGGTGACTTAGTAGATCGTCGGAGAGCAAAAAACGGCGATAACGAATACATGGCATGGGATATGACTCTCGGTTGGATCGTCTGGCAGCAACGAGCAGGTATCCATTTTTCAACAATGTCACAACAAGAGGTGAAATAATGGAGCCATACAGCCTCACACTCGATGAGGCCTGTCATTTTCTCAAGATATCCAGACCGACTGCCATTAACTGGATACGCACGGGGCGTCTTCAGGCAACACGCAAAGATCCCACTAAGAATAAATCTCCTTACCTCACAACACGACAAGCCTGCATTGCGGCTCTTCAGTCTCCGCTGCATACTGTCCAGGTGAGCGCGGGTGATGGCATAACAGAGGAAAGAAAATGTCACTCTTCCGCAGAGGTGAAATATGGTACGCCAGTTTCACATTGCCGAACGGTAAAAGATTTAAACAGTCTCTTGGAACAAAGGACAAAAGGCAGGCGACAGAACTCCATGACAAGCTAAAGGCTGAAGCATGGCGGGTCAGCAAACTTGGTAAAATACCTGATATAACGTTCGAGGAAGCGTGTGTCAGGTGGCTTGAAGAGAAAGCACATAAAAAATCACTGGACGATGACAAAAGCCGGATCGGATTCTGGCTTCAACATTTCGCAGGAATGCAACTAAGAGACATTACTGAATCAAAAATTTATTCAGCAATGCAGAAAATGACAAACCGGCGTCATGAGGAAAACTGGAAACTCAGGGCAGAAGCATGCAGAAAAAAAGGGAAACCTGTTCCAGAATACACGCCAAAACCAGCGTCCGTTGCAACGAAGGCTACGCATCTTTCATTTATAAAGGCCCTACTAAGAGCCGCAGAGCGTGAATGGAAAATGCTGGATAAGGCACCAATTATTAAAGTGCCTCAACCAAAGAATAAACGGATCCGCTGGCTGGAGCCCCATGAAGCACAAAGGCTGATTGATGAATGTCCGGAGCCATTAAAGTCTGTTGTTGAATTTGCACTGGCAACAGGCTTAAGACGCTCGAACATCATCAACCTTGAATGGCAACAAATAGATATGCAGCGCCGGGTGGCATGGATAAACCCGGAAGAGAGTAAATCAAACCGCGCAATTGGCGTTGCGCTGAATGATACTGCATGTCGCGTATTGAAAAAACAAATCGGGAATCATCACCGTTGGGTATTTGTGTACAAGGAAAGCTGTACCAAACCAGACGGAACGAAAGCGCCAACAGTAAGGAAGATGCGGTATGACGCAAACACAGCCTGGAAAGCGGCGCTGAGACGGGCTGGTATTGATGATTTCAGATTTCACGACTTGAGACACACCTGGGCAAGTTGGCTGGTTCAAGCCGGAGTCCCGTTGTCAGTGTTACAGGAAATGGGAGGCTGGGAGTCTATCGAAATGGTTCGTCGATATGCTCACCTTGCACCTAATCACCTTACCGAACACGCACGGCAAATAGACTCGATCCTGAACCCATCGGTCCCAAATTTGTCCCAGTCAAAAAATAAGGAAGGTACTAATGATGTGTAA